CCATACAACATGGCATTTGAATTAAGTGTATATACAAAGTTAAATGATGATATGCTTCAGATTGTGGAGCAAATTTTACCATACTTCCAACCCTCATATAATTTAACTATTGATCTTGTTGATCAAATCGGAGAAAAAAGAGATATTCCTGTAGTATTTGAAGGCATTACAATGTCTGATGACTATGAGGGCAACTATCAAACCAGAAGATCCCTAGTATATACCTTAAGATTTACTGCAAAGTCTTATCTGTTTGGTCCTATTTCCGATCCTTCCAAGGATATTATCAAGAAGGTTACTGTTGGATATATTGCAGGAGGAAAAACTCCAACTCCATCAAGAGAATTTACATATTCTACACAACCAAGAGCAACGAAGAGTTATGCAGATAATGTAATTACTTCTCTCAAAGCGGACATTACGGATATTGCAACTGTCCTCCAGGTTAACGATGCATCTTCTATCGCCGTTGGTGGAGTTCTCGTTATCGATGATGAAAACTTCCGTGTTGCATCTAAATCTGGAACTAAGATTACTGTTGAAAGAGGATACGATTCAACAACTGCAACCAACCATGTATTGGGAGCAGACGTTAAACTAATTACTGCAGCAGATGCAGACCTTATCGAATTTGGCGATAATTTTGGTTTTGATGGATTCTAATTTTTATGGCAAACAAGTTTGACGATTTAAATGACGCTTTCAATGTTGCAGGAGATATAGTTCCTGCAGCAACAGAAAAAACTGAAGTTATTCCTAAACAAGAAAAACCCGAAAGACCAGTCGTAGATGATGTTAGGAAAGATTATGAATATACAAGAGGAAACTTGTATTCAATTATTGAAAAGGGTCAGGAAGCAATCAACGGAATTCTTGAGTTAGCGCAAGAAAGTGAAATGCCAAGAGCGTATGAAGTTGCTGGACAACTTATTAAGAACGTCTCTGATGCAACTGATAAACTGATGGACTTGCAGAAGAAGTTGAAGGATGTAGAAGAAGAATCTAAATCTAAAGGACCTCAAAATGTTACTAATGCATTGTTTGTTGGTTCAACTGCTGATTTAGCGAAAATGCTTAAACAGCAAAAAACAGAGGATAAATAGTTAAAAAAGTAAAATGGCAGCAACTCCTGCAGTAAATATAACAATACCTCAAGGTGCAGATTTCAGTCAGGTTTTTACCGCAAAAGAGACTGATGGTTCTGTAAGAAATTTAACGGATTATACTGGTTCTGCTAAGATTAAGAAGCATCCAGGTTCATCCTCTTCTAGCGACTTTACTGTTGGTATTACGAGTGCCACTGGAAAAGTTTCTATTGCAATGACTTCTGGAGTAACTGTTGCTCTTAACTCTGGTAGATATTACTATGATATAAAAATTGTGTCTGGTGTTGGCACAGTTTCTCGCCTTGTAGAAGGTATGGCATTCGTCACTGCTGGTATCACAACCTGAGCATTTTAATAAATAAGACAGGAAGAAAAATTCCGAAGTACACCTGTTACTAATAAAATGTCCAAGGATGAGTTGCCGTCAATAGAAGATTTTAATGGAGATGATAATCTCCCCTCTATTAAAGATTTTATTACAGAAGAAAAAGCAGAGGAACTTCCTTCTGTAGAAGATTATGTTGAAAAGAAAGAAGAAATATTAACCGAAGCAACTCAAACGATCGAGGATGCAGACGGAAATTCGTTTACAGAAATAAAAGATATTGTTCCACCTTGGCCAGAACTGGTTAAGATGGTTAATGATGTTAGGGCGGATATTCCTGACATTCCAGAAATTAAATATTATGATAAGGAACTTGAAGATCTTGCAGAACAAATCTCTAGAGTTAGAGATGAGATTCCAGAAGTTCCAGAAGTAAGATATTACGAAAAAGAAGTTGAAGCAATCTGTGAACAGATTGATCTTGTCAGAGAGCAAATCAAAGACCTTCCAGAGGTCAAGTATTATGATGAACAGGTCAATGTAATTGAAGATAGAATTGATACTCTTCAGACAGAAGTAACCAATCTTCCAGAAGTAAAGTATTACGATAGAGAAATTGAAGCAATCTGTTCAGCAATTGATCAGGTTCGTTCAGAGATTCCAGCCTTTCCAAAGTGGGTCAATGAGGTAAATGAAGTTCCTGACTTCTCCTGGATTGGCAAAACTTTCAGTGTAATTGACGATGACTTTACTAAAGTCAACGATAGTATTGACACTCTGAAAGAAAATATTCAACTTGATATTAAAAAGTTAGTTGAAGATAATGAAGTTAGACACTTTGAAAATAAGATTGAAATTGGAAATGAAGTAAAAGATATTAATACGAAATTAGGAGAAGAAAAGGATAAGATTTGGAAAGAACTTCGTGATTCTTCCATGAAGATATGGGAATATCATAGAGAGTTTAAAGATGATGACCGTAAACTCAAGAAGCAAATCCTTGGAGAATATAATACTCTCAAACAAAATATTAAGAAAGAACTCAAGGAAGTAACTGAAGAGAGTGTAAAAACTGACGAACTTCTCTTAAAGTATTTCACCGATTTAAGAGAAGAAGTGTCTGGAATCGTAATTCCAGAGGTCAAATATTATGATGATGATTTGCGTAGTATCAGAGGAGATATTGCAAGTCTGAAAAATTTAGTTCAGACTATTAAAACTGAGCAGAAAAATTTATCAGAGGGTCTTCTCAATGAACCTCCTGGTGAAAAAGAATCCATAGGCGGACAATCTGATCCATTAACACCAATGGATCAAAACTTTGCAACTCTTGATGACCTTTCAAAGCACTATAGATTATTCATCAACAGAATTCAAGAACAAATCTCTACTATCGGTGGAGGTGGTGCAGGATTCATCAAAGATCTTGATGATGTAACTTTTGACCAGACTACTGGAACCAATAAACTTCTCATCTACGATGGCGCAAAATGGGTAGGTATTGCTAGTACAGCAATATCAGGTTCTGCAACAACATTAGATGAAGTTTTATCTGAAGGCAATACATCAACAACAGGAATGTCCGTTGGTGTTATTACGGCAACTAATATTATTGCAGATACCGCTAATTTTAGTGGAAATGTAAATGTTGCAGGAACGATTACATATGATGATGTAACTAACGTTGACTCACTTGGACTAGGTACATTCAGAAGCGGAGTAGAAGTCAATACAGGGACAGCACAGACTGCATTGATTGTCCGTGGTGATGCAAGAGTTACTGGTGTTCTTACGGTTGGTGAAGCATCTGTCACAATTGATGGTGATAATAATATTATTAACGTTGGTATTGTTACCATTTCAAATAGTGAAGTTGTTATTGGTGAAAATGTTACCATTAGATCTGGTGCAACTGGTATTAACTCTGCTCCAAACATCCTTTATGTTGCAAAAGATGGAAACGATACCAACAACGGAACATCCATTGATAATGCATTCCTGACAATTAAAGCTGCTGTAGGTGCTGCTCAGTCTGGCACAACAGTCAAAGTATTGTCTGGTAATTATGTTGAAGATAATCCTATTGAACTTCCTGCATTTAGTGCTGTTGTGGGGGATGATTTAAGAACTGTAAAAGTTCTCCCAAGCAATGCAACACAAGATATGTTCCATGTGAATAAGGCATGTAAGTTAGCTAACATGACTTTCTCTGGACACTTGTATCCTGCAGCTGCTGTTGCATTCCCAGATTCTGGGGCAACTAATGTGGGTGGTGGTAAGTGGAAAGGTCCTTATATTCAAAACTGCACTAGCGATACTACCACTGGAACTGGAATCAGAGTTGATGGTGATAAGGCAGTCAAGACAAAATCAATGAATGTTGACGCATTCACACAATATAATCAAGGTGGAGTTGGAGTTGCGGTTACTAATGAAGGATATGCTCAGTTAGTTTCTGTATTCACTATTTGCTGCGATAAAGCAATTACTGTTCATGCTGGTGGACAAGCAGATGTTGCTAATAGTAATTGCAGTTTTGGTACGCTTGGTTTAGTTGCTGACGGTAAAGGCAATCTTCAATATATTGGAACTTGCACTGCTGCCGCTGCTGCTGCTCAAGATACAATCACTATGAATGTTGGTACAGCAACCACACGTCCATATGATGGACAGATTGCATTCTTTGGAGAACTGTTTGAATCGGTACAAACTATTTCTGTAGGGTCTGGAGGAACTGGATATACATCAACACCAACTGTTACGGTTGATGCTCCTACAGGACCAAGTGGAGAGACTGCAACAGCGTTTGCAACATTAGAAGGTGAATCTGTTGCCTCAATCACTATTATTAGTAGTGGCAGTCAATATCAATCCACTCCAAGTGTTACGATTAGTGGTCCCAATGTAGGAGTTAATACTGCTACAGCAACTGCAAATATGTCTCCGATATACTACACGATAAATAGTTCAACACCAATAGTATCTGGAATAACTACGGTAACTTTTGAAGAGAATTTAATTAATGCGGTTGGTGTAGGAACAACGGTTCATTTCTTCCAACAAAGCAAAATTATTGCTAGTTCACATACTTTTGAATATATCGGTGCTGGCAACACGATTACGGAAGCAACTCCAAAACGTGGTGGCGTTACCATTCAAGCAAATGAAGTTACTAAGACAAATGGAGGCAATGTAGTTTATACTAGCACCGACCAATCTGGTAACTTTAAGATAGGTGATGACTTACAAATTAACCAAACCACTGGCACCATTAGCGGAAGAGCATTCTCTAAGAGTTTGTTCTCAGAAATGACACCCTTTATTTTAGCACTCAGTTAAGATGGCACAATTAGCACTTAATAGATTTCAAACAGAAACACTTGAAATCACAACATCAGACCAGACAGCATATACTGCACCTACTGGTTATACTGCCATTGTGCTTTATGCACATGTGACAAATACTTCCACTACCGCAGCATCTTTTACGGTATCACATGTTAGAAGTTCTACAACTACTGAAATTGTAAAGGATGCAACTGTTCCTCCAAATGATGCGTTTATTCCTTTGGATGGAAAACTGGTTTTAGAGACAAGTGACTCTATAAAAATATCTGCGAGTGCAGACAATAAATTAAAGTTAATTTTGAGTATTTTGGAGACTGCTACCTAATGCCAAAACTTATCAGTCAAAAAAACTTTCAAAATTTATCTACTTCTACATTAACAACTACATCGACAAATCAAGTTGCTTTAGATGTTTTCGATGCTGATCAGTTTAGATCTGCTAGATATCAAATTCAAGCGAGTAGTGGTACTAGTCACCATACTGCAGAGTTTATTGTTGTCCATGATGGAACAACCACTTATAACACAGAATATGCCGTAATTGTTATTGGCAGTTCTTTAGTGTCTTTTGACAGTGATATTTCAAGTGGAAATGTAAGACTTCTTATAACACCTGCATCTGCCACATCAACTACATTTAAGGCAATAAGAACGTCAATCAATACATAAATAAAAAGAGACTCTTTTTAAAATGCAAGAAGGTTGGTCTGACAAATACAAAAAATCAATCGATTGTAATAATCCAAAAGGGTTTTCGCAGAGAGCACATTGTCAAGGTCGCAAGAAAAAAATGAGTGAAGAGAAAAAAGACCACGAATACCATATGGCTAGGTCTCAACTCAAAACAATTAAGAATGCTGCCAACCGTCTTCAAAAGAAGATGGGTAAAAAGGGTGAGGGTGAACTCAAAGCATGGGTTCAATCTAAAATCACTAAAGCAGCAGACTATATTGACACTGCGGCAGATTATGTGACTAATGAAGAAACTGTAAATGAAGAGGGTCTTCGTGACTGGTTTGGTAAGTCCAAATCAAAAGATGGTAAAGGTGGTTGGGTCAATGTTGTAACAGGTGGAACCTGTGCAAGTGATGAACCTGGTGAAGGAACTCCTAAGTGTGTTTCCTCTGCAAAACGTGCGAGTATGAGTAAAAAGGAAAGACTTTCTGCCGCCAGAAGAAAGAAAGCAGCAGACCCTGGTCAGCAACAAAAGACTGGTGCAGCAAAACCAACTTACGTTTCAACCGACAAACCCAAAAAGAAAATGAAAGAAGGCGTAGAAGACATCAATGCAGGCGGCAGAAGAGATGCAATGAAGGATGCTTTCGATGATATGAGAAAGACAAAGTATGATCCCACTGCTGGCAAAAAACGTGGTAAGAAACTTTTAGATCGTCTCCTTGGTGTACCACCAGTCGCTGAGGAAAACGTAACTGAAGCAAAGGACAAAAAGGGTAAGGGTAGTGGCACAAAAGATGCTTGCTATCACAAAGTCAAGTCTCGTTATTCTGTATGGCCTTCTGCATATGCATCTGGTGCGTTAGTTAAGTGCCGTAAAGTTGGTGCTGCTAACTGGGGCAACTCAACTAAAAAAGAAGAGTACATGTCTCTTCCAGAGATGACTGATATTCAAATCAATGCTTTGAGAAAAGCAGGTTTTGAAGTTGAGGTCATTGATGAGAAGTGCTGGAAGGGTTATGAAAAGAAAGGTATGAAGACCATGTTTGGAAAGAGATATCCAAACTGCGTTAAGAAAGAAGAAACTGAGGTTGCAGAGGGCAAGTATTCTTCTGGTTCGGTTACTTATGTCAAAGGGACTGCGCCAGTTAGAGCCACTTATGGTGGCAGAACAGAAACATTCCCCAAAGAAACTTATAAGAAAAAGGGCATGGTTAAGACTGCTGAAGAAGCAGAAGTTCGCTATTGCCCTAAGTGCGAAAAGAACGAAACAAGAGAAGAGTGTGTTTATGGTGGCAAGTATTGGGATGAAAACTCAATGCCAGCAAAAGATGTAAAAGAAGCAACCATCGAACTCACTGACTCTTATGGAGATACTTTTGCAACTGTTGAAACCAAAACCGAAGCAAAAGTAGAAGAATCAAAAAAAGAGGTCGAACTCGATACTTATGATATTGAGTCTATGACCGAAGCAGTAAGAATTCCAGCAAAGACTGGAAACATAGTTATGGTTAATCTTGGATGGAAAGGCAAGTATTACTCTATTAAGATGTTCTTCCCCCAAGTTAGCAAACCAAGTAGGAAAGATGTTCAGGATCAGATAGAGAAAATCTATCCTGGTGGAAAGTTGTACACTTTCGTAGTATCTAACTATGAACCAGGAGAACCAATGCTCCACGCAGAGGGAGCAGCATGGACAAAAAAAGAAGGAAAGAACAAATCTGGAGGACTCAACGAAAAAGGACGTAAGTCTTACGAAAGAGAAAATCCAGGATCTGACCTCAAAGCACCAAGCAAAAAGGTTGGAAACCCCCGTAGGGCATCGTTTTGTGCTCGAATGAAGGGTATGAAAAAGAAACTAACTAGTAAGAAGACTGCTAACGATCCAGATAGCAGAATCAACAAGTCCCTTAGAGCGTGGAACTGCTGATGAAAACCTTTAAACAATTCAAAGAACAAATTACGCCTTCTAAGGGAGGAGTTGCTGTTCAGGGATCTGACGGAAAAATTACCAAAATGGTCCCTCCAGTTGATCTAAGGACACTTGATAGAAAAATAGAAAACGTAAAAAATCAAGCCAGAGCAAAGTTTGGAAAACCATGAAAACATATAAAGAGTTTATGGAACAGATGACCGCTCCTTTATCTGGCGACATGCTAAAGATGAAACAGGCGGGAGTAAAAACTGCTCCCGATTTAAGATCTGTAGAACAAAAAATGAAGAGTCTAAAGTCTCTTGGTAAAGCAGTTAAACCAGGAAATCGCGCAATGTATCCATGGAGTGAATGAATTAAATGTCTGATAATGGAGTATATCTTGGTAATCCCAATCTAAAGAAGGCGAATACCCCGATTGAATTTACTCAAGAGCAAGTTCTTGAGTTTATGAAATGCAAAGACGATCCAGTCTATTTTGCAAACAATTATATTAAGATTGTTTCTCTGGATGAAGGTCTGACTCAGTTTCATCCATATCACTTTCAAGAGAAGTTAATTACTAACTT